AGGTTGGGGGCTTCGAGTTACAGACCGCGCATGTCACCGCGACGCTTCGCAGCGGCGGCAGGACGGGCGGCAGGTTGGACGGTGGGCGCTTGCGCTTTCGTGGCGCTCTTACCCTTGCGGGCGGCTTTGCTCTTCAGCGACTCGACGTGTGCGAGCGCTTTCGACATGCCGCGCTGCAGCTTGTCGAGATCGTTCGGTGTCGTCGTCGTGGCGATGGCATTGATCAGCTGCGGCGCTCCGCTCTTCAGGTCAGCGAGCACGTCGACGCCGTTCACGACGGGCGCGGGCGTGCCGTCGGGCGCTGGCGCCGTCGGCGCTTTGCCCTGCTTCACTGCGACAGCGTCGCGTATGTCGCTGATCTTCACTTTGTCGTACTTGCGGGCGAGCTGATTCAGCAGCGTCACGGCCTGCTCGACGGTGAGTGTGCGGATCGCTTCGCGGTGGGCGCTGAACGATACGCCGTCGATGCGCTTGTCGAGCGGCCACATCTTCGCAGTGTCGCGGTACAGCCGCAGCGTGTGAACGCTGAGCCGTCCGGCGACCCCTTCGGACTCGGCGCGGTCGAGAATGTCTTGCAATCCCTGCACGCCGTTCGGCACTACTTCGACGAGAGCGTCAGCGAGTACCCAGCGATCAGACCCTTCGGTGATCGCTCGCATCGCTGCGATGACTGGCTTCGATTGAGTGATGGTGACCATTGATCAGTTCCCTTCGATGTGTACGAACGTGTCGTGTCCGGTGATGTATTCGAGCGACTTGTCGCAGATTGCGCACTGCAGCTCGCTGATGTCAGCGCCGAGTTTCGGCTGCGGCTCGTGCCAGTCGTCGAGATCGACGATCTCGTCGTCGGCTCGGTCGAGCGTCACGGGCAGTAGTTCGATGCCGCTCAGTGCGGCTTCGTCGTTCATGGTGTCGCGGATCAGACCGCGTATCCACTTCCAGTCGGAAGCGGCGAGGATCACAAAGTCGTTCTCGTCTGACTTCCAGTCAGCGAGAGCGGTTGCGATGGTGTCGATGTTCATGTCGATGTTCCTTTCGATTGAGTGTGAGTGATGCGTTTCAGATCGTGTGTTTTCGTTCGTTCCTTTCTCGGCAGGAACTTCGCCGCAGCACGCATCGCAGCGTGCTCGTCACTGTTTCCCGTCCGGTGAAGTAGGGGCCGCTCCGAAGCGGGGTGGCGTCCCCTTCTGCTTCGCAGGTCTGTAGCGCTGGCTTCGAGAGCCGCTCCCGCTCGACCCCGATCTGCTGCCGTCGACGTGATGTCGGGTTCCGGCTCGGGCGCTGGGCTATGTCGTTGCTTCGCTCACGACGCTATCGGAGCTGATAGCTGTCTATCAAGTCAGGTCGCTGAGATCACTCACAAACGCATTGAATATGCGTCGAATACGCGCGCTGATGCACAGAATGTGCGGCGTCCCTGCTCGGGCGCCTGTCGGCGCTGCAGGCGAGCTGGCGCCAGCTGCCGCACCGGGCGCTTCGAGCGGCTCTCAGCGGCTCTCAGCGGCGTCTCGTGGGCGTCTACTGACCTGCTGAAACTGGGGGTATGCGCAGGTGAGCGCGGCGCGTAGCCTTGTCGCTCGATGCCGCGCAACGGTCGACCCCCGAAGCCGACGAGTCTGCACGTGCTCGACGGCACGCTGCGCCCGGATCGGCGCCACGGGGTCGACGAGCCGACAGCCGAGCCGGGGCCGTGCGACCCCCCGGCGCATCTGAGCGCTGACGCTGCCGCCGTATGGGAGCGGCTCTCGCCCGAGATGATCTCGAAGGGGCTGCTCGCCCCGCGCTACATCGACACGTTCGAAGCGTTCTGCGTCGCCGTCGTGAACATGCGCAAAGCTGCAGCCGTGCTCGACCGCGACGGTCTGCTGATCGCCGGTTACCGCGGGCAGCCGATCACGAACCCTGCGAACACCGAGTTCGGTCGGTACTCGCGACTGATGCGTGCGCTCGGTGGCGAGCTGGGATTGTCGCCGGTCGCGACAGCAGTGATCGGTCGCGGTGTCGGTGCGTCAACCGAGCGCACGCCGGACACTTCCGCCGCGCGCCTGCTGAGCTGAGCGCGTGTGGCGGCTGCTGTCGGTCGCTTTCCTGAGTGCGGCTTCACTCACGACAATCGAACCTGCCATCAGCGCGGCGCACATCACTGCGCGCCACGCGTCGCACACGTCGTCGCGTTCTTCTGCGAGCTGCTCGTACACACGAAGGGGGATTGGGCACGTCGACCGTTCATCCCGGCACGATGGCAACGCCGTCGCATCCTGGCGCCGCTCTTCGGTGAAGTCATCTTCGACCGCAAGCGGAAGCGCTACGTGCGGAAGTACCGCGAGCTGTATCTGCTCGTGCCGCGCAAGAACGGAAAGACGGAGATCCTCGCGGGCATCTGTTTGTACCTGCTCGTCGCTGATGGCGAAGAGGGAGCGGAACTCTACGGGCTGGCGCTCGACAAAGATCAGGCGAATCATGTGTACCGCACGGCGGCGAGAATGGTCGAGCTGAATGTCCATCTGCGGCGACGGATCGAAGTGCTGCGCTCTCGTGGGCGTCTCGTCGATCCGACGACGGCGTCGTTCCTGATGGTCACTGCAGGCGACGCCGCGGGCGCGCTCGGAGCCAGTCCGCACGGGGCGTACATCGACGAGCTGCTCACGCAGCCGAGTCGAGAGCTGTACGACGCACTGCGTACCGGCTTCGGGACGCGCGCCCAGCCGTTGCTGATGATGGCGACGACAGCTGAGTCAGATCCGAACAGCTTCGCGGCGACTGAGCGCGAAGAGTCGATCCGCGTCGATCACGACCCGAGTCTGAATCCGACTCGACTCGCAGTGATCTATCAGCTGCCCGATGCTGAAGATTGGACCGATGAAGCGAACTGGCGCGCCGTGAACCCCGCGCTCGGTGACTTTCTCGACATCGAAGTGCTGCGCGCCGAGTTCCGCAAAGCGAAGCGGATGCCAGCCGAAGAGCGAGCGTTTCGACAGTTCCGGCTGAATCAGCCGACGAACGCCATCGGGCGCGCCATCGATCTGCCGACGTGGGATCGCAGCGCCGGACTCGTCGTCGAAGATCAGCTCGACGGGCTGCGCTGTCACGGCGGTCTAGACCTTGCGACGACGACGGACATCGCCGCGCTGTGTTGGGTATTCCCGACGGGCGACGGCACGTACCGTGCGCTGTGGCGTCTCTTCTGCCCGTCGTCAGCGATGGAAGGCTTCGACCGGCGCACAGCAGGGCAGGCGAGCGTGTGGGCGCGGCAGGGGTTCATCGATGTCACCGACGGCGACGTGATCGATTACGCGCGCATCCGCTCGACCATCAGCGCCGATGCCGAGCGCTTCGATGTCGTCGATGTCGCGTTCGACCGCTGGGGCGCGACGCAGCTCGTCGGTGAACTGCTGAACGACGGGCTGTCGATGGTCGGGATGGGGCAGGGGTTCGCATCGATGGCGGCGCCGACGAAGGAACTGCTGCGGCTCGTCGCTGCAGGGCGCTTCCATCACGGCGGGAACCCTGCGATGCGCTGGCAGGCTTCGAACGTCGTCACGCGTTCTGATCCTGCCGGGAACCTGAAGGTCGACAAGGCTCGAAGCGCCGAGAAGGTCGACGGCATCGTCGCCGCTGTGATGGCGGTCGACCGTGCGACTCGTCACACTGAACCGCGACGCCAGTACGCCGCTGCGTCGTTCTGATGAAAGGGGAGCCGATGGCACTCACGGCGAGACAGAAAAACGCGCTGCCGCGCTCAGCGTTCGTGTATCCGTCGAAGCGCGCTTACCCGGTACCGACGCGAGCGATGGCGCGCAAAGCCGGGATCTCTGAGCCGCAGCGACAGCGCACGCTGAACTCGGCGCTGTCGTTCGGTGCTCGGCGCTCGACGATGGGCACGCCGGGACGTATTCGCTCAGTCGTGAATCGGAGACGCTGATGACGATGGTCGCAACGCAGCCGGGATCTTCGACGTACGTCGACGGCACGCGCACATACATCGACGCACCGACGCAGCCAGATCCGCTGATGTGGGTCGGATGGCTCGGGCAGCTGCTCTCGCAGCGCTGGCAACAAACACGGATCTTCGACAGGTACTACCGGGGCCAGCACGAGCTGCCGTTCGGCGCGCCGCGTGCGGCACGGCAGAGTTATCGACGTTTGCTCGTCGAGTCGCGCTCGAACTGGGCCGAACTCGTCGTCGATGCCGTGAACGAACGGCTGCGCGTCGAAGGCTTTCGTTTTGGTGGAAGCGAGCAGGGCGATCTCGACGTGTGGCAGAAGGTCTGGCAAGCGAACTGCTTCGATGCGCGCAGTGACGAAGTGCACGTCGAGTCGCTCGTGTGGGGATACTCGTACGCAATCGTGTGGCCTGACGACGATGGCGATGTTTCGATCACGCCCGAGCATCCCGGCGAAGTGATCTGCTATTCGCCGTCGTCGAATCGGTACACGGTCGGCATGGCGCTGAAGCGGTGGTGCGACGATTGGGGGTACTGGCACGCGACGCTCTACACGCCGGGCGCGCTGTACAAGTTCGTGATGAACGCACCGGGGCAGGCTTTGTCGCCGCCCGTCGGTATCGACGGATGGCAGCTGCGTCAGCCAGCCGATGAGCCGTGGCCGTTGCCGAACCCGTACGGCGTCGTTCCCGTGATCGAGTTCCCGAATAATCCGCGCATGATCACTGGCGGTCGCAGCGAGCTGGCGGGCGGTCAGCTCGACATCATGGATCGCATAAACGAAACGGTGTTCAATCGGATGCTGGCGGCGCAGTTCGCCGCGTTCCGGCAGAAGTGGGTTACGGGGATGGAGATCCCGCGCGACGAGCAAGGCAATCCCATCGAGCCGTTCAAAGTCGCCGTCGACCGTTTGTGGATGACCGAGAACCCCGACGCGAAGTTCGGTGAGTTCAGCGAAGCCGAGCTGCAGAACTACATCGGCGCAGCCGAGTCAGACATTCAGGCGCTCGCGTCGATCTCGCGCACGCCGTCGTACTACCTGCTGCCGCACGGGCCGATGCCGAGCGGCGAAGCGCTCAAAGCCGCTGAAACGGGACTCGTGAAGAAAGTGCAGCGGCGGCAGCGATTCTTCGGCGAGTCGTGGGAAGCGATGGTGCGTCTCGCGCTGCTGATGATGGACGATCCTCGGGCGACCGACACGAGCTGCGAAACGATATGGGCCGATCCCGAGTCGCACTCAGAAGCGCAGGAAGCCGACGCGCTCGTGAAGCTGGCGCAGATCGGCGTGCCCGCGGAAATGCTGTGGGAGCGTGCGGGGTTCAGTCCGCAGCAGATATCACGGATGCAGGCGCAGCGCGCCGACGAAGCGCTGCTCTTCGGTCAGCAGCAGCTCAGTCCGACACCGATCCCCGTGCCGCCGCCCGCGCCGACGCAGTAGCACGTGGCGCGCGAAGTCTCGCCCATTGCACGGCTGTATCAGGTTCGGTCTGCGAACGTGCGGACTCAGCTGAAGGGGATCGCCGTGCGCACGTTCGAGAGCATGTCGAGCTGGGATCATCCCGACGAACTCGCCGTGCCGATGGCGCGGATCTCGACGCGCGCGCAAGTGATGCAGGCGGGGATGCTGCAGTCGATGGTCGGGCTGATGAACGGCGACGCTGATCGACCCGATCTCGACGTGACCGCTGTGACGGGCGACGCCATCCGCGACGGCGACATCGCTGCGGCGTGGCGCATCCCGATCTATGCGCTTTGGTCGTCGATGGCTTCGGGCGACGTGTCGCAGCCGGATCTCGAAGAGCAAGGGCGCAACGATGTCACCGATCAGGCTGTGACCGATCTCGCTTTGAGTCAGCGCGAGACGATGCGACAGATCGGACAGAACACCGACGGCGTCGTCGGATATTGGCGCGTGCCCGACGGCGGATCGTCGTGCGAGTTCTGCGTGCTGATCAGCGATCAGATGTATCACTCCGAGGATCTGATGCCGGTGCATCCGGGCTGCGAGTGCTCGGTCGAGCCAGCGTTCGCCAGCGATGAGGGTGATCAGGGCGATGATGAGTGATAGACAGCTATCTGTTGAATGTCTCAACAGCGCTCAGCAGATCCCTGTTGACATCGTGAGCGAGAAAGGGCGAACATGACCGATGACGCACCCGGAGCCAGCGGGCAATCTGGCGGCAGCTCCGAGCCGGGGAGCAAAGGTTCCGGCGACAGTCCCGAGCCGGGGGGCCAAGGTTCCGGCGCCGACAAGACGACATACACGCAGGGTCAGGTCGATGCGTTCATCGCTGAAGAGCGGCGACGCACTGCAGCTCGTTTCGGGGACTACGACGCGACGAAAGCGCGTCTCGCTGAACTCGAAGCTGCAGGGCAGACCGAACTCGAACGTGCACAGACGCAGGCGAAGGATGCCGAAGCACGAGCAAGTGCCGCAGCTGCGCAGCGCGATGCGCTCACAGTGCGGAGCGCGCTCACTGCTGCGGCAGCTCGTGCGGGTGCTCTCGATCCCGACATCGTCGTCGCACTGCTCGCTTCGGATCTCACCGTGAGCGAGAGCGGCGAAGTCAACGGGAACGTCGAAGCACTCGTCACGAAGCTGCTCGAAGAGAAGCCGTATCTGAAGAACGGCGGGGGACCGGCTCGAATCGGTTCCGCTGATCAGGGTGCGCACTCGGGCGGTAGGCCAGCGTCGAGCACGCCGAGTCAGGCGATGGACGATCTGATGCGCGCCCAGCGGTAAACGAAAGGTGGTGTCGGCGTGGTCACGCTCGATGCAAACCTGATCCCGACAGAGGTTCAGGCGCAAGTCATTCAAGGCGTCGTAACGCGCTCGGCAGCGTTGCAGCTCGCACAGACGCAACCGATGCCGACGGGCGCGCAAGCGATCCCGGTTCTCGGTTCACTCCCGACTGCGGGATGGACGAGCGTCGGTGGCCGTAAGCCGA